ATGAGAAAGTCTAAACCAAAATTTGCTTCGGCCAAAAGGCTGGACAACCTTATCATGCAATATTTCGAATGGATTAAAGGTGAACATCATACTGAACAGAAAGAAATAAAAGGTGTGCTAACCGATGAAATAGTTTGGGACCGGGAAGCTGAACCTCCTACTATTGCCGGATTGGCACTTTATCTTGGTTTCAACAGCCTTAAGCAGGTAGAACAATATGAAGCAACCGGAAAATATGCCTGGTTAATTCAATGGGGGCGTTTACATATCATATCCGAGTATGAGAAAAAGCTGCATAACGGACCGTCTTCCGGGGCTATTTTCGCGCTAAAGAGCTTACTGGGTTCAAATGGTCAGGATGATGACAAACCGTCGGAAGCAACCAACATAAACCTGAAAACGGAGATCATAACGACAGGGCCGCCACTTGCTTCTTCCGAACGGGACGTGGTATTATAAATTACCTGGTGTAATAATAGTCTTCTTCTTCTTTGTAGTTAGTAGTTATATTATTGATAATGGTGTTATAAACCAACTCATAATGCAAATGGAACTGCGACGAAGTAAGCAACACAATTTGTGAGCTGCGCGATACAACATTAACCGGCTGTATCACCGTTCCCGAAGAACTGGCCGCGTCATAAAAACCTACCATGTTCCGTAATCCGGCAAGTGAGGCTGTAATATTGAGGCTGGAGTTGACGATCGTATAATTACCTGCCGTCGAATCTATTCCTGCAGATACAGTATTGTTACCTCCAAGGTTAATATTACCTCCCGAATCACTGCTCCATAAACCGACACTGTTAAAAGTATTGTCTTTATTAAACCGGGCTCTGCTAACGTTTGTAAACGATGTTACACAGGTAGTATCCAGCTGTACTGCACCATTGGCATAAATAACTGTCTTTTGTTTCTGCAGATTCCACTTGCCGAGTATCAGGTTTGGGGCATTATAGGGAGCGCCGCCGCTACTGCCCTTTTGACAGGCCGACAATGCGCCTATCAACAAACATGCTAGTAAAACGCGATAAAGTTTATTCATCTGGTTACAATTTGATGTAGTTCCGATTCAAACTAAAAATAAAGTTATCAAAAATATTCAAACAAACAAATGGCTGATTATTAGGCAGAAACAATGACCTATCACCTGACATAATATTGATCGACAGCAGTCCTATTAATATTATTATTGTCGTCGGTAAGTGTTATTTCTGAATGGACACCCAGTCTATCTGCAGTAATTTGATTGACATTAAGAGATGTAGCTATTTTAACATTATATGCGCCCAAAAAGAATATTGCAGAAGGAGTTAGCACTAAAGTTTCGGAAGAATAACTCTTAGTATCCGAAAAACTCAACGTTGTACCAAGCAAACTATAATGTGCCCAAATAGTATCTTTTTGCCCATTGCTATATACCACAACATCTGTAAATGAGCCATCCTTGTTAAACTGGTCAAACGTTGTTGCATAGGCTGGGTTAGACGAATAGGAAGTATCGGACAACTTAGTTCCGTTCTCATAATTAACAAAATGACTTTGCTGCAGCTTCCATTTACCGATGATCAATGCTTGAGGAGAGCTTTCCTTTTTGCAGGAAAACACGCAGCACAATACGCAGACTGAAACGACAAAGGGTATCTCTTTTCTCATGGCTCTAAGGCTCAGACATCGAAAATAATAAAAATTAATTACAAATGCATACTGATTATCAAGCCTCTACCCTATTTATTGCGAATTACCAAACTGAAGCTCATACTGTTATTAACCAGGGCGGGAGCAACTCCGGCAAGACTTACGCCATTATGCAGGTGTTATTTTGCTTTGCCCGCGAACAACAAAAACAAGTGATCACGGTTGTAGGCCAGGATATTCCAAACCTTAAAGCAGGGGCTTTGCGTGACGCACTTAGAATATATGGTGATACTAAATTGATAAAGGACAGTGTAAAAAAGTATAACAAATCGGAGCGTATTTTCAAATTCAGGAATGGTAGCGTAGTCGAATTCAAAAGTTATACCGACGCACAAGACGCAAAATCCGGGAAAAGAGACTATCTATTTTTGAACGAGGCAAACGGCATTAATTGGGATATCTACAGCGAGTTGGCTTTACGCACGCGAAAACGTGTTTATATTGACTATAATCCTAACACAGCGTTCTGGGTTCACGATAATTTGCTAGGGCGCGATGATGTTCAACTCATCATATCTGATCATCGTCATAACCCATTTCTTGATGGTGGCACACATGATAGGATCGAGTCACTGCAGCGGATAGATAAGGAAAGATGGAAAGTGTACGCCCGGGGCCTCACAGGAAAGGTCAGCGGACTCGTCCTAAGTAATTGGGAACTATGTGATACTATTCCAAAAGACGCCAGGCTGATCGCCCTTGGGCTCGACTTCGGTTTTACCAACGACCAAACCGGCTGCGTTGAAGTATACCGATACAACGGCGAGCTATGGATAAACGAATTGATCTATGAAACAGGCTTGACCAATCCGGATATATCTAAAAAGCTAGCCAGCCTTGGTATCCGCAAAAGCACAGAGATCATTGCCGATAGCGCTGAGCCAAAATCCATCGAAGAGTTGCGGCGTTTAGGATGGTACATTAACGGAGTGAAAAAAGGAGCTGATAGCATAAACAACTCTATAGATATTTTAAAACGATACAAACTCAACATTACCCGGAACAGCATTAATCTTCGGGAAGAGTTAAGCCGGTACAAATGGGTGACAGAACGTTCAGGTAAAACTATAAATAAGCCTGTCGATAGTAACAATCACCTGATCGATCCGCTACGATATGTTGCATTAAATAAATTAAAAATCAGTAAATTAGCTATGCCAAAAAGCAGACTTCCTTATAAGGAAACAAACTCGCAGGTGCCGCTCTCAAATTTGATTAACCTATGATCGAAAAAACGCTCAAAACAATCGATGGTAGCTTAAGGGTGAGCATACCTACTATCCTCAACGAGATCACGCTCGGTCAAATGATCGGGATGCAGGAGAAGCATTATCTGAACGACCTGGACGCCATCAGCATTCTCTCCGGCATTCCGAAACAGGATCTGAACAACGTAATTAACTTTGATGACTTCAGCATTTTCGGCGAATACGTGCAATCCCTCGCCCACCAGATCAAATACCTATACAACAACGACATTGTTCCGCATAACGTAACGTTCACGCTGGGTAAACGTAAAGTGGTGGTTAAGGTGATCCATAATTTATCGGTTGAGCCTGCCGGAGCTTTTTTAGCAGCCCGTGATATTATTGCTGATGAGATAAACGCCCACATCGGACTATATGGTGAAGAAAACTGGAAAGAGTATTTTCAGCCATCGCTCAAAACTTGCTGTAATGTGCTGGCTCAATACTTCTTCTGCCGGGCAACAGGCAAAAAATATGATGAATACGAGGCTGAAGAATTTAGTGAAGAGGTTAAAAAATTAAGGGTGACGGAGGCACTACCCATAGCCAAACATTTTTTTACCTGTTATCCCGACTTATTGAAACAGAAGATCGGGTTCTTTCAGCGCCTGCATCTGTACTGGAGAAGAAAGCAGGTATTAAGGCGTTTGAAAAATTTAAATACATAAATACTGTCAATTCCCTTGCCTGCGGTGATGTTACCAAATGGGCCGATATCCTCGCCCTCCCCTACGACCGCATGCTGACCAAACTTTTGCTGAATAAAACTGAAGCAGAATATCAGAGAAGGTACCAGGAGTTGTTGAATGGGCAGAGGTTGGCATAGCCTACAAAGCTGTTCAAAAAGTTAAACAGGGTTATTTAACGGGATGTTTCCTTTTCCTTATGTTTTTCAATAGCGTTTCCTGGTCATGTTCAGTAAGCCAGATCAATGAATCGCTATCTATCTTGTTTTTGCAATACTCACATTTATAAATGGTTTCTTTAGTCATTAAGGCACTAATAAAATAATACACTCCTAAAACTAAGGCTAGTAAACACAAAATAACACTGCCCAGTACTCCGATTATTATAATGGGATCTATATCGTTGTCTCCTGCCAAGCTTTTAAATTCAAGGTAACAAAGTAAAATGGGGATAGAACATATAGCCGATTTTATGAAGTATTTTCTCCTGCTATGGATAGTAACTGCGTCACTTTTGCATTTTGGGCATTGTAATCTCATTTTGCAATAAGGTTTACCCGAAGATAAGCTTTTTGCTTGAATAAGAATAAAAAAACCTGTCATTGCGAGGCGCAAGGCGGATCGTGTGGGCCGCGCAACGAAGCAATCGCATGCTATACAGAGCAGCCATGCATCTTCGCCCTGTAAAGTTTGCGATTGCTTCTTCACCACTCAGGCCGTTCATCGCAATGACAAATTTTTAAAACCTTCATTCAAAAAACCCCAATGAACCAATCACTTATAACCAATAAACCAACCCCATGCCAATAAGAAATCAAATAGAAGCAGTCACGCAATTACTTACCGAGCAACCCAACTTTATTTACGGAACTGTAAACGAAATCAATCAGTTAGCCGACGACGCATCATTCCCCGTCGTGTTTATGTACCCGCTGCAACCTATTGACGTCTCGCCCCAGGTAAATGGATCGGTGGACAACACATTCTCAGTCTACCTGGAATTCCTGTACAAAACCGAATTCGACCAATACACATCAGGCAATGAAGACTATGTAAACCAGGCACTCCGCATGGCTAATGAATTCATCGTCAAAGCATCCAAATACCGCGAAGGCGATAGCCGCTACTTCCGTATCAAAGCCGGCGATAAAGCCAAATGCCTGCCGGTTTACAACAAATTTGACAGCAATTCGACTGGCGTTAGTTTGACGATAACTTTAGCGACAATGTATTTCGAATCATATTAAGATCATAGACGATTGTCGTGAGTCACAGCATTAAACGACTTACGACTTTAGACTTAAGACTATTGACTTTTCACTATGCCCAACAATCACCTAACAACCTTTCTCGAATCCCTCAAAACCGACATTATCCACTCACTGCAATCAAACGGAAAATATGCTACCGGGCAAACTGCACAACAAATCAACATCGACACCGATAACCTGCAATTGCAACTACCCGCCTACATACAGATATTGGAATCAGGCCGCGGACCAACCGGTAAAAATGCAATACCCGGCAGTCTCCCAATGATTGACCGCATCAAAGAATGGTGCCAGGCCAAAGGGATACCCGAAAAAGCAGCGTGGGCCATCAAAAAGTCGATCGACAAAAACGGATTTAAAGGCACACCAAGCATAATCTCCGGGCCGCTATGTGACGCCAACATTGATCTAAGACTCGGCCAGGCAATAGACCCAATGTCCGATGAAATAGCACAGCAAATAATTGATTCCATCGGATTGAGTTAAAAAATCATTCACTCAATCACTAATCCACTCATTCACTCATTAAAATGTCCCTCTTCCCCCAAATCCAGATCACCAACCAGGTAAGTGCTACTGACCAGGGCATCACCTACACTAATGGCGAAGTTTATATCATTATAACTGATGAAAATAACAACCCGGCAAACGGTAATAACCTGGCTGTTACTGTCGCCTTTTACGACACTGGAAATACCAATAATCACGACTTTATAGTCCCCGGGCAAAGTTTATTGATCTACACTGGCGTCCTGAACCGGAAGCGTGTATCAGATGGCGCCATAATCGATATTCGCAATTTCACAGTAGTCGATTTTACTGAAGGTACACCCAGTCCGCCACTGGTATGCGATGCGGCCATCAACGCCATCGTAACCGACAAAAAAGAATCTGCTCCCGGCGCGGCAGACGGGCAAATTACCATCAATGCATCATCCAGCTACGGCCCTATCCAGTATAGCGTGGATTCTGTTAATTACCAATCCTCCCCTACTTTCACTGGTCTGGCCGGGGGCTTTTATGTCGCTTACATCCGAGACGCGAATAATTGTACTGCCATTAAACAATTCACTTTGCTCACGGTGCGTAATCTATTAGTTGGTGATCCATCGGTCGACCTCGGCAATGGCAATATCTCACGATGGAATGCAGCATTTAATCCCGTAGTATTCACTTATCAGCGTAAGGATTTCGAGGTAACCAGCATTACAAAAGATAGCCAAACGCAAAAGGCACAACTCAATATCAATGCAATGGTGATCGACACCAGGCAAAACGAAATGATCTACGTAAATGCCGGCGCTTATAATGGCATTTATAAGGTTTACCAGGCACAATACAATGCTCTGATTATCGATACTCCTTATATTTCCTCGTCAACTATCGGAGGTTACGTCAATGTCAATAGTCTGCGGCCTTATTACAAAATGCTCACGCAGATCACTTACCTGGATAAACTCACTGGTCAGCAACAAACTATCCAGGCCACCAACCGCCCCAACAGCAAAGGCATCATCCGCGCCGATTTTTCTAATTTTCTGCAAAGCTTGTTGCGTGCCAAAGACAACAGCACTTTTACCCAATCAAACTTCCGCGACGATAACCTGAGCGCGAGCTATCAAATTCAATATGCTGAAAGCTGGGACGATGGTACACCCGAAGGCCATACTTCATCCTATATTCCAATTGATGATCCCTATTATGTAGTTTATGCCGCCAAACAACTGGGCAGTAAATATGGCGGCAACCTGGCTGCCTATGTGCCGTTTGCATCTGTAATTGATAATTCTTCACTGGCAAAATGGGTTACCGATTTTGCTGAACCGGCCTACTCTAACGGTTATCCTTTTGATATCGGTTTTATTTACAGCGAACATTTGCTTGGGCTCAATATTTATTGTGAGCTCACTTTGCTTGATATCAACCGCAATCCACTACCCGGCGATGCACAAGCTAATTTCCTGTTGAACGAAGATGGTTCGTGGCTTTTGAACCAGGACAGTAGTAAATTGATTATTTCAGGACAAACTATTTCAACCACCCCCCTTCCGGCGCAATTAGGTTTAAACCGGTTATTGATCAACAGCACTTTTCCGGATGATGCGTATTACATAACGCTTACATTAAAGTATGACGATGAAAACGGCACGGCCCACGCAATAACTCAAACCCAAACCATCCGCATTGATGATGCAATCGACGAGCGCTCTGTCTACTTGCGTTGGATTGGATTAAGCGGCAGCTGGGAATACTACCGCTTTGTTTATAACCAGGAGGTTTCTCTCGATGTGCAAAACGCCACTATCATCAAAAACTTCGTATCCGATTGGGAAAACCAGGCCGGCATTGAAGAAGTAATCTCCAAAGATGCCGGACAAAAAATGAAGGTGATGGCAGAGGATCTGTCCGTTAACGACATTAAAGGGTTGCAATCCATCAAGTACTCGCCAAAAGTGCAGATGCTGGTGAACAAAAATCCGGTTAAATGGCAAACCATCGTCATCAACACCGCCACTTATAGCGAATATGAAACCATGAACGGCCAGGCGCCTTTCAGTATCACATTCAATATGCCTTCCATCAATATACAAACGCAATAAAATAAAAATCCTCTCTGATTTGAAAGGATTTGGTAAACACTAAGGTTATCTATAACAAACAGCGATGCGACGAACTATTGCTTAACGTAAGATATATCCGAAATGTATTTGTAAGGCGTATTTGGCGGCATGTTCCAACGGAAGTCTGCCTCCTGGGTGGTATAAGTATCTTCTGTTTCCATACTTGAAGCAGTTAATGACAGAATTGTTTCGGTATTGGAGTATTCTCCCTCCTGGTAGATTTTCATTTGATCCCCGGAAATTGAATAGGTTAAAAAAGAAGTGGTATCAGATTTAGTACCGGGTACTCCCTGCACTTGATAAGGGAGCGTTGTTACGAATGCGCTACCATCCTTATTATATATTTCATACCAGGCTAGAGTAAGACTGTTGCTCCCATAGGTATCAGTGGTATCCTTAGCTAACGTCCCGCCCATAGTATATATTTTAATATGCTCCTTGGTGGACCTCCACTTGCCGATAATTAACGAAGAAAAATTTGTCTTGTCAGGGTTTTCTTTTCCTCCATTATCTTTCTTACAAGAATAGAAACAGAGTAATAATGCGATTGCAAATAGTGATAAAGATTTACACATAAGGTTTAGATTTTATATCGGCTGTAAAGCTAAAAAATTAAGCAATTATTTAAAGACTAAAATTTAAATGAATCAACTCCAATTATATATTAATGACGAGCTGGTCGATCTGAATGACGACAGTCCCATCGCACTCACTTTCCAGATCAACAACCTCGCCGAGGTACAAAACCAGCAGGGCAACACCAGCAACCAATTCAAGCTTCCGCTTACACAGCGTAACCGGCAAATTTTGGGCTTCCCGGACGATATTGCCTTCACTACCAACGCACCTTACACGCAATACCCGGCGCGGTTGCTACAGGACGGTCTCGAAATAATTCCGTACGGGATAGCCGAACTCACTAACATTGAGCAGGATAATGCCAACATCACCGTATTATCAGGTAATGTCGACTTTTTTGATGCGATTGATGGCAAGTTATATGACATGGGCGACAGTACCAGTCAGTGGACTAAGTACGGACAAAACCCGGTTTGGAAGCCCTATGATCACACCTGGAACCTGCAGAATGCAGCTACCTCGCAAACCAAAACTGAAGGTTGGATATATCCGGTTATTGACTATGGATATATTAACGGGCAGGATTTTACACCGCCGATTGACGTCCATAATCTCCGGCCCGGTTTTTTCATCAAGTCAGCAATTGACCTGCTGTTACAATCTGCCGGCTATAAAGGCAAAGGCTCATTACTAGCCGATCCGCTATACCCTTTATTGATCTGTCAGTTCAGCAACGGCTCATGGGAACACGGTACCGATTATCAGAACCAGCCAGATGTTAGGGGGTTAACTGCAAGCAGTCAAACTACTGTCTCTCTGTTACATCCCGATTCACATAAAGGTACTGATGGTGTTTTTGCGTGGAATAGTATTCTGTCCGATCCATCCAAACAATTTTCCGGCACGCTGTTCACCTCGCATAATACCAACACAGTTAAAGTTACCGTGACCTTCCCGCATGTTCAATTATATGGACGGATCACCCCTGCCGACAACCCAAGCAGTTTAGAAGCGTTCATTTATTATCGCGATCCGGGCTTTCCGGCAGTAAGCGATACGCCGCTTACAAGTGTCAGCTTCGCTTTTAACGGCGGCGAACAAAGTCCCGGTAATCCCAACGGTTGGGTGCGCGATCACGGTACCAGTGGCGGTAGTATCACCGGTTATCAGCATTTATATAATACTATTATTTCCTGTGAAACTACCTTACCTGCCAATGGCGGAATATTTATTGCATACTCGTTTAAGGGCCTTCCAGTTTCAGGCGCCATTATTTATCCCGGGGCAGAGTTGGTAATTGAAAGTCAGAATACCACTGTTCAATTTAGTCAAACTGTTCAGTGCGAGCGTATCTTCCCGGATATCAGCCAGAAAGATCTGTTGAAAGATACTTTACAACGATTTGGCATTATTTGCCAAACAGATAATGCCACGCGGACAGTAAGCTTCAATTCCTTGCGTGACATTGTAAACAATATACCTGCTGCAAAAGATTGGACCGGCAAATGCATAAACCAGGGCAAACAAATCTCATTCAAATTGGGCAGCTATGCGCAGGTAAACTACATGAAATACAAAGAGGACGACAATGTGTTACCTAAAGGATTTGCCAACGCACAAATCAATATCAATGACACGACGCTGCCGGCAACGGCCGACCTTTTCGAGAGCCAGTTTGCCCCTACGCTAAATCGCCCGTTTTTGACAGGGCAAATTGCTCAAATAAAAATGATCGATAATACTTCAGACAGCATGGATTTCACAATCGATGTAACACCGCGCATCCTGGTTGATCAAAAGACTACCCTTCCGCCTGGAAAAACCGTTACGTTCACCGATGGCAGTACGAGTATTGAGGTAAATGACAAAATATCGACCCCCTATTTCTACAAACCTGAAGGCGATTACAATCTTTGCTTCTGCGATATGCCCGGAACTGCCAATAACACTTTACCAGGGCTAAAAACTAAATACTATGCCGAACTCCAAAAAGTACTAACTCAAACAAAAAAGGTAGTCCACTATTTCCTGCTGACGCCACGCGATATTTTGGAACTGGATCTGTTGATACCAGTCTACCTGCAACAGGACAACGCCTATTATTACATTAATAAAATAGACAGTTGGCGAAAAGGACAACCATGCAAAGTAGAGTTGGTTAAATTGGGCTAGTAATTAATGCTTGTAAAATCCATTAGTGTTATTTATATTTGCTAACATACTTAGCAAACCTTATTGTAAAATGAAAAAGATCTTCTTCCTTCTTATATTTCTTGTACCATGCCTGGCATTTGCTCAAAAGAAATCAATTGATGGTTTTATGGATATTCCATTTGGAAGTGATACGGCGACTGTTAAAGCTATGGTGCTTGCTAAGGGTGGTAAACAAGTAGATTCACTCTGTACAAAAAACGAACTGACGTTTTCAAATTTTTCTTTAAATCAAAGACCAGTTTTTCGCCTTATTGTAGACTTCGTAGGAAATAAAGTATATCAAGCAATATACTCATTTGAGTATAGCGACAACGACATACTAGATGAATACGATGGCCTGGCTCATGACATCACAGCAGTTTACGGTAAGCCTTTTAAAACAGAAAACTATCCAGAATTCAGAAGTCTTGCTGCCAAGATCAGGAAAATAAGATCAAATGATATCATAGTCAGGACTACATGGGTGGCAAAAAATAAAAACGCTATGGGAGTACTGGTCGAACCGGTAGGCCAATCATTAATGTTAATACTTTTCTATTCAGATACTGCTCTTAACAAAACGGTAGACGACAAAAGGCAATCCGATCTCTAAATAAATCTTTTTTGGTGGATTAAAATGAGTTCGCCTAACAATTAAATATGCCAATTGGCACTAAAAACATAATTAAAATATATTTATAATGACAGACGATATTAAGAAAACGATTACGATTGACGTTAAGGTAAACAGCAATATAGAAGAGCAATTGCAAGGCGCCAGGATCATGAACGAGCAAATTGCAAAAGGTACGAAGATTACGCTCAACGATATATCCGATACTACTCAAAAAACAGGTAATGGAATATTTGATTTCTTTAGCACCGGATTTAAAAAGGCGTTCAGCAATGTGATCGGATTTTATAAAAAAGCTGCAACTGATGGAAGCAAAGCGGCAATGGCAGCTACCAGTGACGCTAATAAGAAAATTGAAAATGATACAAAGGCCTCACAAGACAAGATCAGGTCGAGCATAATTGACAGTACGCAAAAAACTGCCGACACTGTTTTTTCAATCATGACCAAAAGCAATGATTCTAAGCGTGATTATGAAGTAGCAAAAGATGAAAAAGCAAGGAAAGCAGAATTAGCAGCTGATGGCGACAACAAAGCTGCTATCGCGGCAACAAACAAAAAATACGACAAGCTGGAAAACGATGCAAAAAACAAAGCCTTTAAAGCTGATCAAAACGCTGCTCGGGCTCAGGCAATAATTAACGGTGCAATAGCCATTACCAAAGCTGAAGCCACATTAGGGCCGATAGCCGGAACAATAGCTATAGGCGCCATTGTTGCACAAACAGCTGCGCAATTGGCAATTATAAGTAAGCAACAACCACCGGCACTTGCAAAAGGAGGCTATTTCCAATCAGACGGTAAAGGTGCTGTACTATCGGGTTATAGCCGGGCAGATGATACCAATGCTTTTCTCCGTTCTGGCGAAGCGGTGGTCGTGTCCGAGGCCATGCGCGATCCATGGGCACGCAATCTTGTAAGCGCTATCAATGTGGCTTATGGCGGTCGTGATTTTTCGGTGCCTAATCTGTCAAGAGGATATGCAGTAGGCGGCATATTTACCGACGGAGGAAACGCCAACCGTTATTACAACCAGCCTGTAAACGATCAGCAAAATCTGGCCAATACAGTGGCTTACCAGATGATCAATAACTTCCCTCCTGTTTATGTCGATGTAAAAGATGTTAATAATCAGCAAAATATCCTGGCGCAAACTATTAATCGGGTGAATCTTTAAGATGAAAGGTGAAAGCTAAAAGGCGAAAGCTGAAAGCAGACTACCTGCTATATCACCATAAACCCTTACAACCTTTACAACTTCTACAACCATTACAACTAACAACAAATGAACATCAAACTAGCCAACACCTTATTCGACGACGGCATATTTTCAGAACTCTACAAAGCTGGATTTATCACCGCCAAAGTTTTCACCTATCGCGAAATTTACCTGTGGGTATTAGCGCAAATGCATACACGCGGCATCACCAAAAATCAGGCAGTACTTGAAGCCGGTGGAAAATTCAACAGGGATGAGCGCACTATCTGGCGGGCGATGAATAGTTTTGAAGAAAATTAATTCCGAATTGTAACAATTCCCTCCCTTGCCCATCTAACATGATAAATCATATTTATCATGACTTGGAAATGGCCGTTCCGGAAAAAAACTGATACGCAAAAACCTAAAAAAAGTAAGCTGCGCGAGTGGATGGATGCTTTGTTATTCGCGTTTGTTGCAGCAACTATTATTCGCGGGTTATTGTTCTCGGCATACGCCATTCCCTCTGGCTCTATGGAAGGAACAGAACTGGTTGGCGATTATCTTTTTGTAAGCAAGATCAGTTACGGTCCACGTATAGCTAATACCCCCCTTTCCATTCCGTTTACCGAGCCGAAGGTTTATGGTATAAAAACTTATCTTGATTGGATTAAACTACCCTATTGGCGTCTGCCGGGATTATCAGAAGTAAAAAAAGGTGATATCGTGGTATTTAACAAGCCCGAAGAAGCTGACCCAAAATATAATTTACCGGTGGATGAACGCACAGCCCTGATTAAACGCTGCCAGGCAACACCAGGTGATGTGCTGACCATAGTTGACGGACAAGTGTACATTAATCGCAAAGCCGCTCCGAATGCACCTGATTCTCAAACAGATTACAGAATAGTTACCGATGGCTCCAATATCAATCCGCAGTTTTATACCGACCTGGGGATAAAACCGTCTGAAACTGACGGTACCGCAGTGACAGTTCCTTATAAAAATCTTTCAGCTTTGAAGAGCCAGTCATACATTAAAAGTGTTACGCCTGTAGTCCAACCAGCGGGGACATATGCGGATGATGTATTTCCACATAACCCGAATTTCAAATGGAACCAGGATAATTTCGGGCCATTAGTGCTACCTAAACGAGGCTACACCATTCCGCTAAACGATTCAACTATGGCATTATACCGCCGCGCCATAGAATTATATGAGCATAACAAGGTAGAAACGCAAGGCAAAGATATCCTGCTTAATGGACAAAAAGCTACCAGCTATACTTTTAAAATGGATTATTACTGGATGATGGGCGACAACCGTCACAACTCGCTTGACTGTCGTTTTTGGGGTTATGTGCCCGAAGATCATATTGTCGGCAAGGCGATGATCACCTTTTTCAGTACCGATTCTACGCAAAGTTTCTTCAGTAAGATCCGCTGGAACAGGGTATTTAAGCCGATAAATTAAGCTATTACTACCGGATACCCAGTTTATTAAAACTATCAACAACCAAACGGGCTATAACTGAATCTCCTTTATCGGATGGATGCAGACCATCGTAGGTCATATTTATCGCTGCCGGAGGGTAAGGGTATTCATCGGTCTTTGGATCATAAGGAATCGTGGTCGATTGCGGGTAAGGAAAATCTTTATACTCTCCCGATTGCGGGTCTTTCAGGCGTTTAAAATTGACCATATTCTTAATATCAAACCGTCGATCATGATAAAGGTCTATCACTGGCAGATGCTCATATTTGCCAATGGCAATAACCGCATTAGCGACATCTTCCAGCGATTGGCCGTTTTTCTGTTTGTAAGACCCATAAGCATTATTGTTGTGATCAAGCACATAAACAAAATCGGCGCGTTGCATAGGCGTTATCAATATGATCTTAGCCTGATCATTTAACTGGCGGACCTTATCTATAATTACCCGGAATGAGCCAAAGACAGTTCCTGTACCGCTTGCATTTTTATAGTCGTTAATATCACCTGCCGGAATACTGCCCCACCAGTCGTTCGTTCCCAGGAAAATGGTGTAAACGTCCGCCTTTATAAGTCCTAGCTTATCAATGTTTGCCGCAATGTCAGTTGATTTCCATCCGTTGTGGCCCTGGTTAATGTATTGCACCTCCGGTAATGTCGCTGTAACCCGGCTTAGATAACCTCTTTTCAACCTGTACGATGTTTCGTCCTGGTGGTCGTTTAAGTAGGTAATGGAGTCACCAATCGCTACCCAGATTATTTTTCGTTGGGAGAAAGAACTAAGCAAAATGATGGTCACCAATAAGGTCAGGCACTTTTTCATAATTAAGAATTCTATTTGGAATATTTAGTTAAAGCCTATCTGGATATTTGAAATATGGCAATCGCAAAGCTATTGTTTGCTATCACCCTTGGGATTAATTGAATGAAGATGTGCCAGGATAGATTTATATATTTCATCATCGTTACCTTTAATCGCACCAATATTGATACTTAACTTTTTACCGTTGCGCAATATTATCTTCACGCTATTACCAAACGATGACAGTCTAATTTCCTTTATCTCATTCCAGTTTATTACCTTATTTTTTATTCCGTAATATAATTTTTCGCTATCAAATTTAAGGGCGGTTTTTCTTTTTAATAAAGGAATCAAATAATAATAAATAACAGTGCAGAATCGATAGCCCCATAAAATAACCGCTGTTATCCTCAGATAGGTCCAAAATGGCGACTGTTGATGTACAAATGGCTTTGTTACCAGGTACAGCCATAAACAGCAATTGAATAACCACGCAAAGCAATAGTATCGGTTATATTGATAAAATTTAGGCTCCATAGTTTTCTCGGTACAACTAAGTTAAAACAATCTATTTACAAAACAATTTGACCACTGACAAAATCCTGTCATCACCCTTTGTACTATAAAGATTGTATTAGCGTTTTACTATATTTATATAAGAAAAAGAATACACACTTTAAACCCAAGCCTTATGCCGTCCTCCAAAAGATTGAGATTTCTCTTTATCATATTTGCACCACTATTAATAGCTTTTAAAACCCATGCACAAAGTATCGACGAACGAACCTATCAGCATAAAATGCTATTAATAGACAGTCTTTCAATGTATAATATGAAAGACTATGACACGCTCTATAAAATATCGCTATCTTATGATTTATGGGGAAATGAATTTAAAAACGTTTGTTATGGATGGATTCAAAAACAAAACGAAGGATGCCTGCAATTCCTACTTAATAATGGTAAAGTAATTCAGATCAAAAAGGAACAAATAACGGCCATAAACCAGCTTCCCATAAACGATACCACTATTGATATTTTCGTAAAAAGGAGGCAAGAGATTTTCTTTAACTTATATAGACGGGGCGATAATTACTTGCTTGGATTATGGTTATACAAAAAAGGAAAATTTGACTATTCTAAACGGGTATTGCCAGAAAATGATCAATATTTTAGTGATGATAATGTGCGTGATGATTTTGGAATTATCTATTACGATGACATGCTTTCAGCGTTTTCAAAAGACCGGGATTATCGGCAAGCCATCATTTTTGGCAGTCATCTTTCAGGCGATATCTTTAACGGATATAAATATCAAACGGACGCTGTAGCGTTAACTCGCCAGCTAAAAGTCGATACTGGGGATTACAAATCATTTCGCATTCCCGATTCGTTGGAATGGGTTGCGTTGAAACAAAAACTAAACCGAAAAGAGCAAATATTTTACCTGGCCGACAGGCTTCGTTTATTGAATTGCATCCAGCTAAGTCAACCTGGCGGAATAAGTTACAGTGCGCCACAGTTCTCCATTTCTTACGCAGGCGCTACAAAATTAAAAATTCGGTATAAAGACCAAAATACCAAGTATGTTGTAATCAACCCGTTTATTGAGTTGCTCCGGATGAAATTAGATCTGCAAGAAATGAAATTGTTGCTCCCTTATCTGCTTATTGATGACTACATAACATCATATAGTTACTTCAGGGATTTCAGACCAGAAAGGACCTTACACAAACATAGCTGGGTTGTTCATGAACTAATATTCGAGATTACTAATAATCTATTCTTTTATCAACGTTCTTTTGATTCTTTGTCTTTTGACAAGAAAAAACTAGAGGTTGAAAAAATCAGAAAGTGGTGTGACGATAATGCCTCCATGTCAAAAGAAGACCTGGTTCTAAATACTTTGAAAACCACAAACGATTGGAACGATTTTAAAAAAGCATTGGCAACCGCAAGGGAGGAAAAATATATCTCCCTATTACCTGCAATCATAGGGAGATATAATGATTTCAAGAATTTTTATTGGCCCGTACACAAAGAATTAATAACCGAAACCATGTATGAATTGGGAGACAGGAAGTATCTCGAAACTGTAAAAAAATGGAGCAGGGACACTACCGGCATACGGGATACTTCGTTTCTGGATGTAAAACTTTATACATCATTATTCTTATTGAAATATGACCCGGCCAGTTACGAATACGCCATGAAAAGGATTGAATTCGTATTAGGAAAGGATGATGGAACATATTATTACCCTCATGCAATGGATCTGCTTTTAAATATGAGTAACGACAAACGTGCGTTTAGGCTGGCGGAAAATATTATTAACAAAGATGGATTTCGAACAGAGGCTAACTGGGACTATTATCTTAATTTTGTTAAAAAACTACTGCTCCTAAAAAGTGACTACACATTTAATTTTATCAATGAAAAAATAAAGTCTTTTACATCTGATGAGACGGCGTCTTTCAATAAAAACAACGGGAATGTGAACATGATGACACAAAACGACGCTTTTGTTCTGGCTGTGGACCAGCTAAAAAGTAATAAACCTGGGTATGATTTCAAAAGCGGTTTAGAATCAAGGTTGGAATATAAAAAAGCACTAAGTAAATGGTTCGTCGCCCAGTATAATCTTTTAAAAGAAGGGAAGCCTAATGAGTTACATCTCGACCTGTCCAAGGTAAATGCTCCGGTAACTTTTGTTGATGCACCGGGCAATTAATCAAAACAATTTGACCACTGACAAAACCCTGTCACCATCTTCTTTAATAACTATCCCGATATTTGAATATATCCGCTGCCTGTTTATCCATGCATCGTAGCAAAGTAGGTGAGCCCGCCAAATGAAGCGAAGTAGATCACAAATAATGCGTAATCCGTCGGTGATGGCTCTATGTTATCAAAAAGATCTTTGCCCCCTCCGTGCGAGGGCACGACAAATTCACGTTTTTGTATTTTAAGACTGAAGTATCTGAGAATCTGGAAAAGAACTAAAAGAGCAAAAGAATTTAATAATGCCGAAGAAATGTTTCCTTTAACAACTTCCAAATTTGGGTTTCCTTTGAAAAGAAAATAAAGCAGGATATGCAGCACGGCAAAGCCAAAACAAATCAAATAGGTGGTAAAATCTCTTAATGCTTTGTACATAAAAAAATACCCAGCCAGTTGAGTCGCCACTACATAGCCGATTAAAGCAATTTGAGCTGCATCGGTACTTCCTGAAATACAAATAAAAATGATAATAGTGGTAAAAATGAAGTAAGCAACAACAAGTGTTATATGATCTTTGCTTAGCTTATTGAAGTAAATGAAAGGCTTTTTCCCCATGTTTATTAATGCGATACGGTTTTCTCAAATCTACAAATATCCACTGACAAAATCCTGTCACCACCTTCTTCAATAACTATCCCGATATTTGAATATATCAATCTGGACACGATTAAGGGATTAAAAGATTCACTATGATCTTGTAAATCCAATAAATCTAAAAATCGTGTCCAAAACTCTGTCACCACATACCTAAACTATTAATCCGACCTTTGAAATATGCCAATCAGCATAATAATCATTGTTTACCTCACAGCAATACTGATCTATTACTGGAGGGAATCCGAACTTGAATAATTGCAACCTGCCTGTTAAAAAAGATCGTCAAAATTTAAAAGCAGAAAGGCCGAAATAAGATATGTTAAAACCAGGATCGCGTCTGTATCTGAAGTTTTCAGGTCATTTGGCAGATCGTGCTCAAATCGTGAAACAGGGACTCTAAATTCGCGTTTTTGAGTTTTAAGACTAAAATATCTGAAGGCCTGGAAGACGAGAAGAAGTACAATCGTATTTAATAATATAGAATAATGCTTCGCACTTTCCATTTCAAATTGGCGATGCCCAACAATAAGAAAATACATGAGAGCATGTAAAATTGCGAAGCCGAACCAAATTAAATAGAATGTAAAATTTCTTAATAACTTATATAAGAACATAAAAGATCCGATCTGGGAAATAACAACATGCGTGGACACTACAATGGTTACTGCCTCATCGCTGCCGCGTTGGTAAATAAAAAAAGCATAAATGGAAAAAATGAGATAGATCGTAATAATAATTACATCCCACAACTTGAGCTTATCAAAATAAATGAATGGTTTGTCCTCCACGTTGAAATGTGATACGGCTTATCCAAATGTATTAAATCACTGACAAAATACCGTCACCGTCCCACTAAATCTTTCTCCCGATCTTTGGATATATCACCAGGCAGTAATCAACAGGCCTTCTTCCGGACCTCCGACTTCCAGACTCAACTCTCACATCTAAAATGTACAAAATCTACCTATACGACACCGAAACCGACAACATCGGTTCAGGCACTTTATCATCAGGCTACATTCAGGCCGAGCTGCAAAATGCAGCCGGACAGGATGTAGAAATACACATCAGCTCGGTTGGCGGCAGTGCTTTTGATGCCATCGCGATCTACGATCTGCTAAAGAAATACCCCGGCAAAATAACTACCTATATAGATGCACTGGCCGCCTCTGCTGCTTCCATAGTGGCTATGGGCGGCCAGACGGTGGCGATGAGCAAATATGCCCTGCTCATGATACATAAACCGATGGTTGGCTCGGGCGGCAATGCTGACGAACTGTTGAAAGATGTGCAGATGCTGAATGTAGTTCAATCACGCCTGGCGCAGATATACATGGATAAAACCGGCTTGGATGGGATC